TTATGACAATGCGCAGGAAGCTTGGACTGCTCGCTACAACCACGAAACCATTGCTTTGGGTTTCTCGTTGACCGAAGAGGCCATCGAGGACAACTTGTACGACAGCTTGTCTGCTCGCTACACCAAAGCCCTGGCTCGCGGTATGGCGTACACCAAGCAAATCAAGGCAGCATCAGTCCTGAACAACGGCTTCTCAGCGTCCTACGTGGGCGGTGATGGCGTTGCATTGTTCAGCGCTTCTCACCCCTTGGTTTCTGGTGGCACCAACAGCAACATTCCTTCGACCCCTGCTGATTTGAATGAGACTTCGTTGGAAAACGCAGTTATCCAGATCGCCCAGTGGACGGACGAGCGTGGCCTGTTGATCGCAGCCAAGCCCAAGAAGCTGATTATCCCTGTCCAGTTGCAATTCGTTGCAACGCGTCTGTTGGAAACCGAACTCCGTGTCGGCACCACTGACAACGACATCAACGCTCTCAAGAACAATGGTTCGATCCCTGGTGGTTACACTGTTAACAACTATTTGACCGACACCAATGCTTGGTTCTTGACGACTGACGTGCCTAACGGTATGAAGCATTTCGTTCGTTCTCCGCTGGCTAACAGCATGGACGGCGACTTCGACACCGGCAACGTGCGTTACAAGTCTCGTGAGCGTTATTCGTTCGGCTGGTCTGATCCCCTCGGCATGTGGGGCTCTCAGGGAGCTTGATAGTAAAAGGGGGCCTTGTGCCCCCTTTTCTTTTGGTGTATATTGCATTCATTCCGGGGTTCCCGGTGTATCTGACAGTCCCGGCTGACGACATGCAGACAGATACGCCCCACTTGCATGTAAGGAAATTATTATGTCACGCAGTACATTTCAAGGCCCAATTCGTTCTTTGGGCGGCATCTATCAGCAAGGCCCAGCCTCTGTTGTTGAAATCACAACTAGCACCACTTTGAGTCCTGAAGCTCATGGTGGTCGCATCATTTCTGTTGGTGGCTCTTTAGCCGCTGCGTTGACACTGACATTGCCCGCGATCAATGTTTCAACTAACCCCATTACGTCTGGCCCCGGTCAAGACCCCAATACACTGAACAACGAAGGCGTTGTTTACACCATCTGGGTGCCCACAACTATCTCCACTAGCTCGTTGAAAATCGGTGTTACCGCTGCTTCTGGTGACTTGTACGTCGGCGCTGTAATGTCTATTGATTCAGACACATCTGGTGCTGTGGTTGCTTTCTCTGCTAACGGCTCTTCCAATGACTTCATCAACTTGAACGGTACAACTACCGGCGGCGTTGCTGGCACATGGGTTCAGATTGTGGCGATTGCTGCTAACAAGTACATGGTGAATGGGAATGTTATTGGTTCCGGCACTGTCGCTACACCGTTTGCAGACTCTTAATCAACTCAAGGGGCTTTGGCCCCGTTTTTAAAGGAGATTGATTATGGGTATGCAAACTGACGTAAAACAGGGACACCTAAACCAAAGCGGTTTTTTTGTTCTTGGACGCAACCGTGTAAAAGGCGTTTCTTTTTATGGTGGTAGTGGCACTCTTGTATTGTTTGATACAACCGTAGCCCCAGTAACTTCAAGCGTAACTTATGGTCGTAGTGGCACAACCGTTACAGTGACAAAAGTTGCGCACGGTCTGTCTACGGGCGATGTTGTTGGCATTCACTTTAGCAATGGTACTGGCGGCGCTGCTACTGATGGAAACTACTCCATTACTAGAACAGGCGCAGATACATTTACGCTAGTCGACATCAATACTGGGAATATTACAGGTTCTCCAGCAGCACTTTATGTCAGCGGCGCAAATCGTTGGTTACTGACCTACGAAACGCACTCAACAGACGAGTTTCAAAATGCTCCCCTTATTCCCGGCGAAGGTGTGTTGGCAGTAAATGGAATTTATGCCTACATGAACGCAATTGATGCAGCGCAGATTTACTATGGCTAAGTCACCTGCATGGCAACGCAAGGAAGGCAAATCCGAAAAGGGCGGCTTGAACGCCAAGGGTCGGGCTTCCTACAACAAGGCCAACCCCGGCAAGCCGGGTCTGAAAGCACCGCAGCCAGAGGGCGGCAGCAGGCGCGACTCTTTCTGTGCAAGGATGACTGGGATGAAGAAAAAGCTCACATCCGAGAAGACAGCCAAAGACCCAAACAGCCGGATCAATAAATCATTGAGAGCGTGGAAGTGTTGACATGAGCAATCACACAGAAGTCGTAAAAAATACATTGGACGTGGTGGCCGTTGTCACCACTATAGGTGCGTTTTTGAACTTGTTTACCCCGATCTTTGCCTTGATTGGTGCGATCGTCGGAGTGATGCGTATTGTTGAGATGGCCACTGGCAAAAACTTTTCTGAATTGCTCCCCTGGCGCAAGAAGAAAGATGACGATGCCATCAACGAGTAAGAAACAGCACAGGTTCATGGAGGCGGTGGCCCACAATCCATCGTTCGCCAAGAAAGCAGGAGTCCCACAGTCCGTGGGCAAAGAATTCTCAAACGCCGATAAAGGCAAAACTTTTAAAAGAGGTGGTGAAATGGCTACAAAGAAGATGAACCCCGGCATGATGGCAATGATGGCTAAGAAACGTGCTGCCCCCGCTGCTCCTGCGGCCCCCGGCGCTGGCATGATGGCCATGAAAAAAGGCGGCAGCGTCAAAGGCTTGCCCACCTCGATGAGCAAAGTGCGTACTGCGGCTCCTAGCCGTGACGGTGTTGCCTCCAAAGGCAAGACCAAAGGCACTATGGTTAAGATGAACAAGGGCGGCAAAGCCTGCTAAGGAGTAGCCATGAAACGAGTAAAGCGTTTTAGCGAAGGTGATGAAGTCGAGTATTTTGGCTCTGCCGTAGGCAGCAAGTCAGAGTCAGCCCCTTCTTCCTCCGAGACAAAAGCTGCTCCTAAGAATCGTGTCGTGACCAAAGAAGAATTAAAAGCTTCTGGGATGGAGTTACGCGATTTCTTGAACAAAGAACGCGGCTTGACTCGTCGTGACGAGCCTGCATCAAAACCCGCCCCCAAATCAGAGTCAAAGCCTACTCCCAAAGCAGAAGAGCCCGCTAAGCCCGCTCCCAAAGCGGAAACGTCTAAGCGTGGCATTGGCCCCTACAACGTGTTCTCGGGTCCATCTGAACCTGATGCGGATGCTGTGAAAGCGGCAAAAGCGGCGGGGGATAAGCGGCGAGAGAAGCAAGCTAGTGAGCCCATGTTTTACAACCCTCTTAGTAGAGCAGTTAATGCGATTCGTGAGAGGGGCAAGAAATCAAACCCTGACGCATACGCCAAGGGTGGCTCAGTTTCATCCGCTTCCAAGCGGGGTGATGGTATTGCTCAGCGGGGTAAGACTCGCGGAAAGATGTGCTAATCATGGGACGTTTTACACGACATGGCATGGACAATCAACCGCTTGAGGGCGGGGCTCGTGGGGGCGGTGGCGGCAAATCATCAAAGGCGGATTTGTACGGTCCTATAGCTGGCGCTGCAACCATATCCGCAGGCATGATGGGATTGGCAGCTAAAAATGATGCCGCTAAAGAACGTGAAGCTGCCGCTGAGATGAAGCGGGAGTCCCGTGGTGTTGAGAAGTCTGGTACTGACAGAGCGCGAGATGCCGCCAAAGTTATTTCAGACGACGAGAAGTACACCAAAGAAAGACCAGAGCAAAAACTTGCTAAAGGCGGCAAGGTTTCTAGCGCTTCTTCACGCGCAGATGGATGCTGCGTTAAGGGTAAAACCCGTGGGAAGATTTGCTGATGATGGCCAGTCGCGGTATGGGCGCTATGCGTGCCTCTAAGATGCCCAAAGGCAAGAAGGTTGTTCGCAAGGACAACCCGAATGATGTCGAGGTATACAAAGAGGGCGGCACGGTGAACGCTGCCGGTAACTACACTAAGCCCAGTTTGCGCAAGCGGATTGTGTCTGAGGTAAAAGCCGCAGCAACTCATGGCACGGGTGCGGGGCAATGGTCTGCTCGTAAAGCGCAGCTTGTTGCCAAGAAGTACAAGGCGGCTGGCGGGGGATACAAAGATTGAAAGCGCCGCAGACTTCTCTGAAAAATTGGGGCGACCAAAAATGGAGAACCAAGAGTGGAAAACCGTCTAGCAAAACAGGTGAACGATATCTTCCAGAAGCTGCGATCAAAAGTCTCAGCCCTGCTGAGTACGCTGCGACAACGCGGGCAAAGCGAGCAGGTAAAAAAGCCGGAAAACAATTCGTAGCCCAACCAAAGAACATTGCAAAGAAAACAGCAGGGTTTAGATAATGGCAGTCACCTCTGGAACCGCAGTCTTTAACTTAGACCTCAACGACATCATCGAGGAGTCGTATGAGCGCGCGGGTATAGAGGTTCGTACAGGCTATGAATTCCGTACAGCACGCCGTAGCCTGAACATGCTCACCATTGAGTGGGCAAATCGGGGCATCAACCTGTGGACGATTGAGCAAGGGCAGATCGTAATGAACACGGGTCAGCCCATCTACGCCTACCCAGCAGACACCATTGACTTGCTTGACCAAGTGATCCGTACTCAGGCTAACGGCGTCAATCAGATTGACATCAACATCACCCGCATCTCTGAGTCAACGTACTCGACTATCCCGAACAAGCTAGCCCAAGGCAGGCCCATCCAGGTCTGGATCAACCGTCAAACGGCACAGTCATACACCACGGGCAGCACGTTAAACGGCACTATTGCAGCGACTGACACCACCATTACGCTTAGTTCCACCAATGGGCT